ATCACCAGTTGGTGATTTTGGCGGCTCTGAGGCAGAATTATTGTTGTTACCAAAAGGAGCACCTGCGCCATTGCTGGCTGCATCGTTCTGCTCTTTTTTAACATTTGTTGGGAATGGTAGAACTTCATCGCCATCAAATCTTTCTGGCAAACCAATCTGACCTCTAACTTCGTTAGGAGTCAATACTTCTGTGCGTAGGTAGCGATCATTAATTCTTGACTGAATATCTTCATCCACCAAATCAATTTTCTTAAGCCTAATTTGCATAAGGTCTGTAAACTCAGCTACAATTCTATTTAACTTCTTTTCAATAATTGCTTGATCTGGACCAATAACTTGCATCTTAAAACTTTTGTCTGCATCTCTTGACACAGCCAAGTTTGCATTATCATAAACTCCAACTTTTGGAGCGGGAACTCTGTTCGCTACAAGAATTTCATCTCTGTTTGATTTACGATATTTATCAAATGATGAATCTTGAATCCCAGCCTCAAGTTTTTCAAACTTAATATCTGTGTCTGTTCCAAGGCTCGCTGGAAGCGGAATTACTAGTGTTCCATGATTGCGACCTTTAACTTCATTCCTAAAATAATTAATTAATTCTTGTTTAGATTTATTACTAAGTTTTGCACCTTTAAGAATAATTGCATAACGAGGAATTGCTTTGTTTTCAAAATAATCAATATTATATTCTTTTGCAAATTTATCACCAATGATTGCTGTTGCAGCAGACACTGCAGAAGGAATTCCATAGTATGTATTGTTTGGTGAATAAATTTTAAAGTGAATTAACTCATTAGGTTTTGGATCATTATTAATCGGGTCTGGGGTTTCTTTGTCTTGAAACTGCCTAAAAAATACAGCTTGAATTTTATTTGTTTTTGCAATTTGCACATATCCATCACGCTTTCTGCGAACACGAACAAGCGTTGCTGGAACATGACCAATATAGCCAATTTCTCCAGCATTATTTCTTCCAATTTCAAGATAACCATTCCCAACAGTTAGTACATCTTGCCAAACACGAACCATTGTTTCAATCAATGTTTCTTCAATGTTTAAAGCCTCAAATTTTTCATCAAGACCTTCTTTGATATCCTGGTACTGCTGGCGGAGTCTTGTTAATTTTTCTTCACTGCCCTGAGCTTTTTCAATTCTTCTTTTTGCTTTTAATGTTTCAACAAATTCATAACCAAGACCGACTGTATTCATCACTCTTGCATTAATAGCTGCATAATGAATAGCGCTTTGATCATAGAGACCAGCAAGTGTATCTAAATCATATGGAGGGTTTACAATGTCATAAAGTGAATATCCACTAATTCTTTCTGGGTCAATGTACTTAGACTGAGTACCATCTTCACCTTCATGTTTTTTATGTAGACGCATTGCTTTGCGCTTCATTTTTGGAGAAAGACTGTCAATTTTGACTGAATCAAATGGGTCAAATGTTTCAACTTTACTTGTAAAACCCATGTATGAGATATCATCAATTTCTTGATCAAGAATAATTGTTTCTTCAACTAACTCCATTTTATTTTCCATTAACACTCCTGTTTGAGAAATGATCGTCATACATATCTTCAAATGGATCAGCTATCAATCCATCATTCAATCTTTCAACTTGATCATCTCTTTCTGATGATGAAACTTTTCTTGCACCAGCAACCCATTTAACAATACCATCAGCATCACCGCTCCAATAGCGACCAGCTTCAAGCACTCTTCTTTCAATATCTAAATCGTACATAACACCTTCAGCGCATAAAACTGCGCCATCACCATCAGAAAGGGTTTCATCCTTTGATGTAAAATATACACAGACTCCAAAAGCTCTTTCTGGAACCCAGAGGTTTTTGCTTTTAATAATATTTGACGACATACGGTAAATTATACACTACTTTTATTAAAAACTAGTACATAAATGTTCAGATATCAGCGAATTGGGCACGCACCAGTAGCACAATCATTCAATTCAATTGATAAATCGCTTGACATTTGTTGAAGAGGAACAGAAAGGTTCAATTTAGATACATTTTTCTCGTATTCTTCTTTTGTAATTTCCTCATAAGGAGGCAAAGGGAAGTTGTGATCTACATGCAAAAGGAACGATACAGACTTAACACTCTTATCATAATTTTTTGCCAACCATTCTTGAATAGCTGGAAGCTCTTCTTTGCGGTAGTAAACTGTCACTGAAACAGCATTATCTGCCCACTCAGCCTGCATCTTCTTAACCCACTCAAGTTGTTCAATAGCAGTCATGTTTGCTGCCAACACAGCTCCCTCTGGTGACTTGCATGGGAACTCAACAACATATCGGCTGTGGTCTTCTCTGCCATCCAATCCCATGTCCCAAGTAACTTTATAACCACGCTTTCTACACGCATCAACGAGCGGGTCAACCGAGCTAAAACGAACTCTGCGAATATAGTACTGAGCAAAAGCAGGATGAATGCCAGGAGTTACACCTGGGAGCAGAGATAGTGTTCCAGATGGTTGAACGGTTGTAAGTCTCACTGATGGGTTCCAGCCATGCTCTTCACTATAGCTTTTATCGTATTCTTTCAAGTACTCATATGCTGTTTTCAACCAACCAACTTGTATTTCTGTACACTGAAGAATTCCAGTGACAGATTGTCCAAGTCTTGAATTTTTATGCACAATCGTATTTGTTTTTTCATATGGGTATGAAAGTCTTGTAATTTGTTTTTGAACCATGTAAAGAAGTCTTGAAATTTCTAGGAGTTCCGCTAGCGATTCAATGTTTGGCAAAAAAATTGTTGCAAGGTTGCAAGACTCACCATCTGCAAGTGCAATCTCTGCACATGGGTTAAACCCTTCAATACTTGGATCTGGTGATTTCTCGCCAAGTCTGCCGTGTGTTCTTGCAAGCTTTCTGTTCAACAAACCATAAGGCTCGCCAGTGCCATCATATCCCTTCCAGAATTCAGGGACAATCTCATCATATGAATCTGCGTAGATACTATTGTTAGAGTTAGCCCTCCACGCTGGAACATTACCGCTGCCCCAGTTTTTTGCTCTAATGAATAACATGTCATCAGGATCACCAATTGCAATCTGTGCAGATCGGCGTGATGATCCAGAAACAACAATGCGACCAATAATATTGCAAATATCAAGAACATCTATTGAACGAAGTTTCTTTCCAACTCTTTGATCCAAAACTTTGCAAATATCAGCAATACCTTCCACAAGCGCACCAGAGCCAGAAGCAGTGCCGCCAAAAGTTTTGAGTGGTGTTCCAAACTCACGAATCAACAAAGTTGAGTATGTAAAAGATTTGCCAGTTACAAAGTAAGACTCAAGCACTTTATGGAGCAATTCCCTCCACCCCTGTCTTGAGTCTGGAACAATGAAGTCGGCATCATTTGTTTTTTCTGCTGAAATAAAATCTACTTTTCTAACCTTTGGTAGATCATGAATCTTTGAACGCTCAACGGAAAAACCAACCCCACCACCAAGCATCAAGTAATCAAACAAAAGTTCAAAATCTTCAATTTTTTCAATGTTTGTAAAAAAACAATTATTGAGAGAAGTTCCCGAAAACTTTTTTACAAGAGGAGTGCCAAGCTGCCAGAGGGCTCTGCCAGACACTGAGCACTTAAGATTGAACATATGATCAAATAAAGCTTCTGCTTCCTTTTGAGTAAAAGGAACTCCAATTTCAATAGCACCATCAATAATTCTCTTGATTGTTTCAACCCAGGTCTCACTTCTATCAGTTCCTTCAATTTTACGACTATATGTTCTTAAATAAACAACTTCGCCAAGACCGCCAAATCCCCAAGGTGCGGTTCTTAAACTATAGCTATTAATAAAATCTGTTGTAAAAATTGACATGACATACCTCCAAAAGTAAGAACAACCATCTTACCCTGCAGGAAGACTCGGTGCAACCAAAAATACCTAGGTCTAAGAAAAAGAATTTTCGTAAAAAGTTATTCTTTCAAGAATTTTATCTGCAACACTTGACCAAGAATGTTCGTTATGCAATATGCGTGCAGATTGAATTGTATATTTCTTAAACTCATCATATTCCGAAACAACATGTGTCATAAGATCCATTAACTGTTCCATATCAGGATATGCCCATAGACCTGTGTCTTCACCATACTGATGGCTATTCCAGTCAGCACTATTCATTTTACATGAAAGAGGTATTGAGTATTTTGCAAAATCACTACAGCCAGTTGCATCTGTGACAATTGTTGGCATACCAGTGCAAATTGCTTCAAAAGGTATCATTCCAAAACCTTCACCACTAGTTGGATAAACAAGACAATGGCATTTATGATAAAGCTTAACTAAATCTTCTGTACTTAAATTATCTGGAATGCCGTATATTTGTGGATGCTGAATTGCTGGTACAAGATTATTATCAATATAAACTTCTGCTTGACAAAATCCATTATATTTTAATATAAGTTTAAAATCATTGTTTCCTTCATATAGATCAAGAAATGCGTCAACAACCATTTGAGCATTTTTTCTTTTTGAATCACCACCAACATGCAGGAAATTAAATGTTCCTATAATTTCTCTATCAATTATTTTAAATTCATCAGATATGCCATGTGGTATAACATGAATATTGTGATGTACATTACTTTGCACATATACATCTTTTACAAAATTAGAAGTAGCCCAAATCTCATCCATTTGCTGCATGTTATGTCTCCAGCCAACTGGAATTTTTGTTGACTCCCAAGGAGTGTAGCCAACTTTATACAAATTTTGCATTTGATAATAATGAGGCTGACAAAAGTTAACATGAAACGGTATTTCATTTCTATTATAGAATACGCCTACATCTTTTTCTCTAAGAGCATTAATAGTATGAATAGCTGCATTGCTATAGCCTTGACTATACCAATGGACACCACTAACATCAACACTACCAGGACTAAACCAGCTAATTTTTTTCATAGAAGATTATATGCGCTTTCGCTTTTTTTTGGGTTCCTCAATTGTTTCATTAAAGTCTAAACAGTTTACACCATTTTTAAAAAAAATTTCTGCGTCTTTTTCAGAAATTTCACAGGTAACTGGAATGTGCGTAAACATACACCTTGAAGCTGCTACATAATAATCGTTCATTTTTATGATTGAAATGAAATCGGAGTCCATAATTGCAGCCCCGCTGCATTCATCAGACTCAACAATTCCGATAATTCTCATACTGAAGTATACCACCGTATTCTTTATACCAAGAGTACCAAGTATACTAGTATACTTAATAGTTTATAAGTATATAAGTATATAAAGAGTACCTCGCTCGCTTTGCATGCGAAGCATATCAGTATTTTGCAAGTTTTGCATGACTTTTGCAATTTTTTTTTATTTAATCAAATCTGGGGAAACATGGTGTATCATGTACATATGAACTTCTTTTACTATCTAATCTACGCCGCTTATATTGCACTTAATGCCTTAATGCTAAAGCTCTCAATCAGCTGGGGTTTTAGTCATCAAATTGGTTGGAAGTCAGCTTTAATGTTTTCTCTATTAGCAAGCACATTTGCTTTGTTCCACAAAAATCGTGTTAAACCTGAATGAAATTGACTTCTCATACCTAGAAGGTAAGAAAGTTCTTGTACTCTCAGATACAAGTTATAGACATGATTATATAGTTAACTTTATTGAAAAGTTAAACAAATCTAAAGTTTATATTTATATATCACCAGCTACAACTTCTAGGTTTATTAAATTGTGGACAAAAACTGCAATTGATAAAAATGCAGAAATTATTTATGATAAACATTATCAATATTTTTATACACATAAAATTGACGATTATGAAATTTGCATTATACTAGGTAAAAAGAAATCAAAAGAAACTCCAATATTAACTAGATTAGTTCGTGATATGCTTTTGACTTATAAGAATATAACAATTGTTACAGAAAAAGGAATTGATTGCGATGAGAATTATACCGTATAATGGCGAAGAAAATCTAGAAGATATTGATAGCCTTTCTATTGTAATTAAAGCTGTACCATTTGAAGGAAGTTTTGTTCCAGCATTTTTTATACAAAGCCCAGAAGATAATTATCCAATGACATTAGATGAAGTTAATTCTTTAATGGATGGAGTTGAGATTGCAAGAAACTCTTTAGATCATATTATTGCTTATTTAATAAGGCAAGATTTTGATGGAGGAAGCCTGTAATGCTGCTTGGTGGTTTAAAGAAAGATTTTCCATATCCAGACAAAGTTTGCCCATACTGCAATTGGCTGCTTGTTCCAGTTAATGCAATACATTGGCAACAAGATATTTATCAATATAAAGCTTTATATTTAGATAAGAATCCAAATTGTCCAGCTTATGATGAAGGAGCAAGACAAGCTTATGCTCGTATATACTATACATCAGAAGATGCTTTCTTTTATTTCAAAGATGTTCAAATGCCAGTCCAGCGTTGGACTCAAGAAGAGCTTTATTCAATTTATCAATAATATGGTAAAATAAAACACTATGTCCGAAGAAATGATAAATGGCTATCCAGCTGCAACTCAAGATATTACTGTTAATATTAAAAATAGGCAATATTGTATTGATGTAGCTAGATACGGTCCAATGAATCCAGCAATTTCTAACCCAGAATTTTGGCAACAAAAAGCTGATATTTTTAAGACAACCGCAGAAGAAGCAAAAACTGCTCTTTGTGGAAATTGTGCAGCTTTTATTCAAACAACTGATATGCGTACTGCAATTGCTGCTGGACTTGGCGGAGAAGATGAAGCCTATGCTGTAATTAATCTTGCAAATCTTGGATATTGTGAAATATTTGATTTTAAATGCGCAGCAAGTCGTACTTGCGATGCATGGGTGGTAGGCGGACCTGTTAATGATTCAAACGCTGATATGAGTAAAGCTTATGTCAATGTTCGGAAGATTCAATACATGAGTCCATTAGATTAAAAAAAATATGATATGCTTATTAGTATATCTTTGATATAAGGAGATTTTATGAAAGACAATATGAAGAAAATGGTTTCTGACCATACCGCAATGAAATCTTGGCACGAAACAGCCGCAAAGACTGCTGCTGAACAAATGCAAGATCATGTTAAAGCTGCCGCATGGCACAGTTCGCAGGTTGATATCATCAAGGGAATGATTAATGAAGTTCCACTTGATCCAGAAAAGAAAACTTCTGGCATTCCAGCTGCTGGCTCAGCATCCACACCAACTTCTGGTGCTGGAAAGACATCACCAACAAAGGAAGTTCCTCTTGACCCAAAAACTGTT